ATATAAAGAAAAACATTAAAATTATTTAAATCTTTTATTTTATTATAAAAATTATAGAAAGTGTTAAATGTTTTACTACCAAAGAAATTATCGGATACACTATTTTTAGATAAAAATACAACTAATTGATTTTTATAAAACTCTATATACTTTTTATGATGTTTTACTTGGTATGGTTCTAAGTCATTTTTTTCTATTCTTCTTTCATGAAAATCTCGTCTAGCGTTCATGTGTGCTATACAATACGTATCATAGAGTTTGCATAATATATAAGCTTTATAAAACCCTTCAGGGTCATAAGACATATTAAATACTTCTTTAGAAGGATAATTCATATTGCTTAGCTCTAAATTCATATCTAGTATAATACGTCTATTCTTATCTTTGATAGCCTTATATTTTGCCATCTCTTGTTTAGTTCGTCTTCTATTTTCTTTTCTTTGATAAGTATATGTAGGGAAGTGTTTATCTCTTAAATCTTCAGCATATTTCTGTGCTGATTGTATAATATTATCGTTACTCTTATTAAATTCTACAAGGTCTTCTGTATTAAATCTCTCTTTAATAAGTGTAATAACAATACCACCGTTGTGACCTTTTTTAGTAGCTACTGCTATTTTATTCTCTTCTTCTAATTTTTTAAGATTGTTATTAATAGTTGATACAGATACACCTACTGATTCAGCTATTTTTTTCTTTGTTGATATAGTAAATATATTGTCTTTAGAATTAGATTCTAAATAGTCTAGTAGTTTTCTTTTTGTCTTAACACTTCCCATAATACTTATCCTTCCTTACATTTTTCTAATTTCAAATTCTTCTTCCCTATATATTTTTTCACGTTCTTTTGAATGGTGGAATAAAAATCTATTAGTCATATCTGCAAAATCATAAATTTGTGTTGTATTGTCATCTTTCTTTTTACGTAAAGCACGACCTACACGTTGTAATACTTGTCTTAATGATTTACCTCCTGCCCCTAGTATAAGTGAGTTAATGCCTGAAATGTCTACACCCTCATCTATTAAGCTTGTAGCAATCATTACTTTTAATTTACCGCTACGCATATCATTTAGTTTTTGTTTACGTATCTCAGAATCAACTTCACCATGTAAAAAATAATGTTCTACATTTAAACCATCTAGTAATTCCGATATATTATTTCCATGGTCTATAAAGTTTACTATAATAAGTATCCCTTTGTCCTCATTATACCACTTCTCTGTTAATTTTGCAATAAGTTTATTCCTAAAATTATTATTTATTATACCTTTCTCATAAGCAACTCGATACTCATCTATATTATCAATATCATTAGGGTTGGCTATAGGTATAATATTTATTGTAGGTTTAGCTGAATGACCTTCTTCTATAAGTTGTTTATTCGTTACTCTAGATATAACATCTCCGAATAAACCTTGCATACGCATCCACAAAAGCTCATCTTTTTTATCAATGGAGCCTGTTAAAGCTATTCTATATAACGCATTTTCACAAGTCATTAAATTGTTATACCAAGTATCTGATTTTGAGTGATGTGCTTCATCTACAATCATAACCGTTATAGTATCTAAAAACTCACGCATACGATGATACTTATCATATTTTTTCTTATTCTTATTTCTTACTATATTTTGAAAGTTAGCGTTATGATTTTTTAATCTCATAAGCACTTCATTGTCATTCTTACAAGATTTATAAATACCGATAAGTTCATCTTTAACCGTTTGTTCTACTTTGGTTTTTGGTATAAAATTATCTAATAACATACCTAGTAGTTTCTTCTGGTTTGTACCTCCTTCAAACTTAGGTAAAAACTCAGTAGCAATCTTCTTACTTATATTCTGTTTAGGTGTTAGTTTAACGCCTTGTGTAGGGTCTTTAAGGTTAGCGTTAAGTGTAGGTACCATAACAACTGTTACTTGCTGTATATTAAATTGACCTGCTCCTACTTTACCTATAGGTATATTTAATCTTTGCTTTAATCTATCTGCTGATTGATGAAAAATTTCTGTAGAACCTGTAAAGAAAGCTATTCTTTCTCCTCTTTCTAATTGAGGTAATAGTTGGTCTATAATACCACTAGCAATCTCGGTATTATGATTAACAACTGTATTAGAAATAAAACTATGTGTTTTTGGCATACATACATCGAATGTAGGTATAATCTCCTCTTCTAATACTTGTTCTACTTTCTGGTAATAGATATTCTTATCTGTTATACTTTCAAAAAGTTCTTTAATTTCCTTATCTCCGTCAGGGTATAATGCTACTACTTCTCTAAGTTTATCAATAGTAATAGTGTCTCTTGAAAGATACTTACTAAATTCTTTTTTATCTATATTTAAAGAATCTCTATATTTTTTTAGTAAATAACGTGACCCTTCTATAGTGTTTCCATAAGAACTTTTAATTTTTGTACCAATAGATAGGAAGTTCTCTTTTTGAGTTTTTCTTTGTTGTGTTTCGAATCTTAATAAAGGTAATAATTTAATTAATTCTTTTCTATTAACTATAAGTCTATAATAGTTATTGTGTTTGTATTTTTTAACTACTTTTTCTTTACTAGTTGATACAATCCCTATATTAGAAAGAATAAGTTGTAAGTCTTTTATTAAATCTTTAGAAGCACTCGTAACTTCTAAGTTCTTTTCTGATATGCTAGACTCACATTCTAAGTAACCACTTACAAATGCTAATTGAATATTTTCAGGAGCTTCCATAATACACTTAGGTATTCTTTTATCTTTTGCTACTCCATATTCAATTTTATATTTATCGTGAAATTCTTTAGTTTTTATTGTGTCATGTAAGTGTATAGTTATACCTTTAGATTCTTTATGTGTATCATAGTAAACTTCCTTATTACTGAAAGTATTCCAGAATTTAGAAACTCTATCTAGTATCTCTTTTTTATCATTAGAGAATGACAAACGACTGTAAGAACCTAAATAACTGTCAGCTACCATACAACCTAATGCATAGGCTTCCTCTTCATTTTCTACAGTATTGTTGTTACCAAATTGACGGTCTCCTACTCTAGATACTAAAATATCTCCGACTTCAATATCTTCACTTTTTTTCCATTTAAGATTAAAACCCTCTCTAACTAATAAGGGGTGATTATAAGTATTAACTAACTCAATACCTTTATTAGTTTTTATTCTCTTTGTAGGTTTTTCTCCATTCTTAGTAAAATGACTAGTATACTCAACTTCACCATAACGATTTATTAATGGGTATTTTAATTCTATAACTTTTTCTTTATTATCTACTTTAACTCCCTGAGTTTCAAAAATCTCTTGAAGAGACTTATACCCTTCTGTAGTTAAAATCATAGAATCCATAGAAATACATTTACCTCCGTTTGTACTTATATGAAGTATACCGTTAAAGTAAGTTAAACTATTGAATACAGCATCGTATTGGTAATCTCTTAAAGTTATTTGACCTACATTATCATCTAGTAAATTAATTTCCTTATCTATGTCTTCTTCAGCTAAGAAACTCTCATCACGTTCATCAGTTATTCCATATTGAAAATTATATCTAGACTGTAGCTCTCCTAATAACTCTTGTACTTTAAATAGTAGTCCTGTAGGGAATCTATCTCTATCGTACTCATAGAAATCTATATAACCATCCCACTGACCTCTTTTATACGCTGGACTATATTGAAACCCTTCTTGTCTTGCACCTAATGTTGTGTGCATCCTTTTTAAAATAATATCTTTTAAATAACTATCTCCCTCCTCAAATTCTATATAAGTATATAAGTTTTTAACATGTAATTTCATATTAATCTCCTCACATACCTTACACTTGTTTTATTATAGCACAAATAGTAATAAATTGCAAATAAAAAAAGACTAAGTTTTTAACTTAGTCTTAAATAGATAATCCAACTATTCTTTTAATGTATTGATTTTTATTATTATTTACTGCACTATCTTTAATAGTCCAAGTATCTCCTGAAATAGTTAATGTTACTCGGTAATACTCTACACCTATTCTATCAGGGTCTCCCGATACATAAGAGCCTGAGCATACATAAATACCGTCACCATCGACATAAAACTTGTGGCAAAGTGTTCCTGTTTTATCCGTACCTTTTGTGTTCTGTAATGCTCTGTATCGAGTATATATCTCTACATAGTTATAGTTGTCAATACTATCTGTCATTTGTTCTTTTTTATTTGTGTCTTTAAAATTATGTGTTCCAGTCCATAGCTCTTTCATTATAGGATACTTTTGAGATTCATTCCAACTACTATTCGTTACAGTACCTGTATATAACCTTCCACCATTAGATATAGCATAATATACACCATATCCAAAATCATCTTCTGAAGCACTAGAAATAAATAACCCTCTACAAGAATCTGACCCCGCAGGGTTTCCTACTACGCCACCTTGACAATAAAATGTTAAAACATGCTGATTAGTTCTTGTTACGTAATCTTGTATAAAGTTACCAAAAGATTTATTATCTGATACTTTAATACCTATGTTAGTACCTTTAACAGCTAAGTTATCATCTACATCGGACAGTAAAAAAGGTTTTAAATCTTTTACTTCTATTTGTGATTTCCAATTTAATGTACCTGAACCGTTACTATTACTAGTATATATCTTATTAGTTTCATTGTCAACATAAATAAATACTTTTCCATAATATTCTGATGATACAACTGATATTAAACCAGAACCAGCTCTTACAGGTAAATTAGAGCCTCTGAATATAAAATGTGTTCCTGGTGTATCAATATCTAATACATCCATGTTAGCGTATGTTCTACTTTTGTTTCCTGGGAGTAACACATTATGTTGCCAGTTAGAAGCTGTTGTATTATTAACATATCTATACACCGAACTTAATTCTGTATCAGAGAAACTAATAGTATATAACTGCTGTACAATTACAGCTGTACCTGTTGTATATACTGGGTATACAACTAAAAGTGCATCACGAGGTGCTACTGTAGGTCTGTCAGGAACTCGTTGTAGTACACTTTGATGGATATAATAATATCCAGGTTCTTTAATATCATGAAGGAAACTAATACTATTAGGTCTTTTAGCTCCACCTGAATCATTAGTTAATTTAACTTTCTGTGACTTATTAATGTCTGTGGTTAAGTCATCAGTTACTTCAAATATATTGTCTGACTTAGTTAACTCAAGCCCAATATTATTAACTTGAGTTGTTAAGTCTTTCAATGTATGTTTATCTGTTATTTGTGTAAATTGTAAGGACATTATTATCTACCCTTTCTGTCCTAATAATTGTTTTAATAACTCTAATGTTTGTTCTTGTGTTTTCTTAATCTCATCTAATTGACTTTTTAACTCTTCATAATCTTTTCTAGGAACATAACCATTAGGTACTGAACTATAAGAGTCCTCGTCATCATCATCTTCTACATTTCTTTTTACTGGAACATAATCAGGGTTATACTCTACCTTATCTGTATCTCTATAATATGCAAACCTGCCTGAAGAGAATTCATTAAAGAAGTTTTCTGGTAATTGACTTCGTTTTAAAAGAGCATTGTTAATGCTGGAAGGGTCATACCCTCCTTCTAAAGTATAAGCTAAAACCACATCTCCTTTTAAATGTAAAACTATTTCTTCACTATTAATAATGTAAATTCCCATATGCTTTTTCACTCCTATAATTTTTTAATACCTACAATATTGTAAACAATCATATGTCCTTTTGTATTAAAACCTTCTACGGAAGATTGACCGTCTCTTATTTTAATTTTTTTAGACATTGCTGGTTTAGCCATAGTGTCTGAAACTAAGTCGATTTCTCCTTCATAAAAGTCAATACTTGTTGATGTAGAACTATTAGCTAAATTCATACCTCTAATATAGAAATTTGATAATCCTGGAACAGTAAGGTCTAGTCTCTCTGTAGTATAAGACCCTGACGCATCAAAGTAAAATGTTATCTCTACATAATCATAATTTTTAATTGAATCTTTAAAAGTCATATTAATACTAGAATCTGATAAGTCTGCTTCCCCAGTCCACAGTAAGAAGCTGTTTTCTGTTCCTAGTGGTACATTCCATGTAGTACCATTAAAAGTTAACTTATAAGTCCTACCTGACAAAGTAGTGAAAGTAGACACTACTTGTTTATTAGTACCTGTAATATCACCTTTACTATAATCTACTAATACTGTACCTCTTAATGATTCTGTTCCTGGTAAATCTGTAATTCCATTCTGAGCATACACTGTATGAAAACCTTGAGGTAGTGATAATAGTAAATCCTTAAATGAAGTATCTCCTACTTCATTTTTCCAAAATCTATACTTAAAGTAGCTATCTTTACCAGTGTCTACGGTTGTATAATTGTTAAGTTCACCTTTAGGTAAAATTTCATTCCAATTAGTCCATATTTCATCATATTGTTTAACATCTTTAGTATGAGTTATAAATGGTGTTGCTTTATTGCCTTTTTCTATTTTAGGCATAGCATAATAAACAATCGCACCATTATTATTTCCTGATGTTTTACAATCCATACGTAATAGTAAAGAAACATAATTTGTTTTAACACCTGAAGCACCTTGTGTGTATTCTGGAATACTAAAAGTGAATGAGTATCTTTTCCATTCTGTAGACAATTCATCTGCTTTTATTTCTCTTCTACCGCCTGTATAAGGATTTAAAGTCATGTCTACTTTATCATAACCTGCTAATTCAAAGAAAGCGTAGTTATTTTTAAGTAAAGAAGTGTCATTCACTCTAGCATACACAGATACTGTTACTGTATCCCCTACAGAAAACTGTTCTCCTATTTTAAATCTAGTAGACATAATTGTAGGGTAAGTATAAGAAGTGTCATTTAGTTGAACAGTATTTTCTCCTCTAAATTTAATACTAGATTTATTAGTACCTGATGAATAACCCCAAAAAGGAGGTGTTTCCCAATTATCTGTTCTTATATTTTCGTATGCTGTTTTTGGATGAATAAATAAACTATCCCTTAAGAAGTTAGGGTTTTGCTCTTGTTCAGGTAATCTTCTCATTTTTGTAAAAGTTGAAGTAGAATTTATAGGATTGAATTCTATTATAGATGATTTCCCTTCTCTACTTTCTTTATAGTCTATCCAACCTGTATTTAAGTCTTCTTTAGGTGGGTTTAAAAGTGTTGTAAATTGTGTTATTGATTTATTTAATCTTTTAATATCTAGTGTATTACCTTCATCGTATAAATCATCACCAGCTATTAAAAATTTAGACCACTTAGACAAAGAACCATTATTACAAGTTTTTATATATAGTTCACTTGTATTAAATGGAGAAAAATATATTTTATAATAATTTGTATTTCTTATAGATAAAATAACATAACCATTATAATTTACATCTTCTGGTTGGTTAATTGCTCTGGTAAAGTAATAAACACCACTTTTACTTATTTTTTTAGTAACATTATTAAAATCTATACTATCAAATGTCTCTATGTTACCTGTACTATCTAAATTTTCTTCTAATCCTATTAAATAATGCCCTATATCATTTACTTTAGGATAAAGGTCTTTTAATCTATCTGTTTCTTTTAAGTCTTTATAAGAAAAAGCCATTTAATTCAGTTTCCCCTCTCTTGTAGTTTATTTAATAACATATCTGCTTTTTTTAATTTCTCTTCTAATTCTTTTTCTAAAGATTTAATTCTAATCTCTTCATGTGTAGGTACAAATATTTTAGCCTGTGAATAAGGGTCTCTATATTCTTTAGGCACTATAACCACTTCCTTTTTTATATGTATAGAAAGGAAGGTTTTACCCTTCCTTTTATAAGTTACTCATTTCTAGTTGTAACCATTAGTCGTCTAACTCTAGGTCTTAAGAAACTATTCTCTGTTGAAAGGTCTAATCGTACTTGTAATTGTGTATTAGTACCTTTATCTTTAACTTTCTCATCTATTGTATATCTGTAGAATTCATTATTGCTTTGTTTAACTTGAGGTCTACTACTTAAAGTTTTCCATGTTTTACCATTATCACTAGAATATTTAGGTACTACTTTTGTTCCTTTAGGTAAGAACGCTTCATAACTAAATCTAATAGTATTATATGGTGCTTCAGACATATCAATAGCTCTTCCAATATAAGAACCTGATAATTGTGTTAAGAAAGTAGTAAATGTTAAATCACTTACTGTCATGAATGGTGAGATATATTTATTTGAATCAAATGTAGCTTTAAGTTTTACTTCTCTAGCTACTGCTGATAAATCTATATCTTGATAGTTTCCTATAGGTTGCCATTGTAAGCTATCAAATGTTACATCATTACTCATATTATCGAAAATGATTTTACATTCCCAACTACAACCTGTATTGTCTGGAGTTAAGTAAGTTGACATTAGTACAATACGGTCACCTTTAACCTTTTTAATAGGGTCAAATTCAATTGTTGCTGTTTTATTAAACTTAGCTGTGTAAACATTGAATTTAAGGTCTGAGTTTTGATGTGGAGTCCATGTACTAGCATTTGATGAACTAAATAGAACGCCTTGTACATAAGGGTTACCAGAAATTACTTCATTAGGTTTATCTATTTTAGGTTTTGTTCTAGTACCTGCCCACATTGTATAGTCACTATTTTCAGTAATGATAACAATTGCGTACTCTTTACCTGCTTCAGCCATCATAGGGTCTTCAAAGTATACTCTAGTTTCAGCACTTGCATTATTTGATACTCTAATATCATCAGCGTTAAGTACTGTTTCAGCATAAACTGTTTTATTAGGGAACCCTTGGTCGCCCATTCCTCTGATTTGAACAACTACATTTGAATTTCTATCACCTTTACTTGCAAAGTGTAATCCTACAGATGTAATTGTTCTATTCTCATCGTATTGGAATGACTGTGCTAAAGGGTCTACTAAGTTAACAGTTACTCGTGTTTTAAATATAATCTCAGTTGTTGTTTTCTTACGACCATGTGCTGAATAAGTAGCTGTACTTGTAGAGTTAGCATTTTTCAATGTTACCTCTCTATTACCGCATCTAATACCTGGTGGTATTGTAAATGTACCTTTAGCTGTACCTTTAGCATCTGACATAATAGTTCCTGGTTCTGAACCTTTTCTATATCCTGATGCTGGAGTAATAGGTGCCCTTACACCATCAAACAATAAATATAAGTTATTATCGTTAGGACTTAATCCTTTAACAATAAACGTTACATCTTTTTGTCTGATGAACTCAATCATTTCTTCTAATGTTTTTCTACCGCCAGATTCTAAAATAGTACCTGTTCTACCATGTTTAGTATCATAAGACCATGATTTACCAGCCCACTTTTGACCTTTATCTAACTGTAAGTTAGAATATAGGTAATGTTCTGTCTCATTGTAGTTAGTTCCACCGTGTCTCCAGAATCTGTTCATTGTATACTTTTTAGTTTTTCGTTTAGTAATAGTAATGTTTTCTTGCTCTATCCAGTTATCCTCACTAGGTTTAATTTTCATTACACCTTGTTTATTAGGGATATTATAAGGGTTAACGTTTAAAGTTTCTGAAGCTTGTGGTTGTCTTATTGTTGCTTCTTCTGTAAAGGGTGCTGTAATTAATCTACCCCAAATTTTAGCTGTAGAACTATCTAAAATAGTAGGTTGATTAACTTGTTCTGTATATGACAATGTAGCTTCTGCGTCTTCAAAACTAAATGATACACCAAAATCTGGATGAGTAATATCTGATTTATCTAGTGAGATAAACCCTTCACTAAACACTGAACGTAATGTTAATGGGTTTTGTCCTTCCATTGCTTCATCGTCTAAAGCATTTACAGCTTGGTTATACTCTAAATTCTCAACTCGTGTTTTAACATTTTGCAAATCTTCCATAGAAAGTCTTGTAATTGCATAAGTTAAACACTCAGCTGAATCTGAGTTAGGTAGTACTGTTACAGTACCTAGTTGTAATACCTCAGGGTCAGTAGCTGTTGGAGGCATTACTAAACGCATAATATTAGGTTCACCTTTAACCGTTGTTATTTCTCCAAATCGGTCTAAAATTACTGCGTCTTTACGTGCTAAATAATACGTGTAGTCTACTAATACAACGGATTGGTCTGTAGGTTTAACCCCTCCTGATGTATCAAAATTGATAAACCATTTTTCTCCTAAACCTTCTCCTTGTGTAGTTACTGTGTAATCTGTTCCTTTTTCCATTTTCTTGTTGTATTTATATGATACATAGTAACTATTACCACCATCAGGTTCTGCTCCTCCTGGAGACCAATCTATAGATTGTCCGTCAACTAATCTATAATCTTCACCTTGTTTATATTCTTTAGTAGTTTGTCCTGGTGATGTTTCAGTCCATACTCTAACTACTTCAAATGCTGTATTATTTGATAAGTAGTCTAAACTATCTCCTGTTGAACCTCTTGTAACACGCTCTTTGTCAACTAAAACTTGTCCTGTTACTCTATTAATATCTTTAACAGGTGAATTAGCTAAACTAATACTTCCAGTTGATTTATTAAATATAGTACTTTCATTTTCAGCTTTACCTAAATCAAATGACTTATCAACATTGAGTCGTGTAGAAGTTGGCTTGTTTACTTGCCAACCTTTAACATACGCTTTACCTGCGTCTACTACTATTGACACATGCTCATCATCTACTGCATTACCTTCTGAAAATAATTCAAATCCATTAACTTTATATGAACCTGATTCATCATAAGTACGTTCAGCCAATACCTTATTTATTTTATCCATTTCTGGATTGTTGGATTTAACAAATAATTGACCGTCTAAAAAAGTATATATAGTAGCTGATGTAGGGTCATTTAGAGTTAATACAATTTTCTCTTCTAATCGGTCAGCACCTTTAGAGAAATAACTAGGAACACCGCTTGTTTGGTCTAATAGAGAGTAGTCTTCATCTGGAGTGATAATTCTCTCTTCTATTTTCATTCCTACATACTCTTTACCTACACCAGTTAATCTTACTGTCTCATCAGAATCATAGTATCTAATTTTACCGTTTAAATAAACGTAACCTGGATTAACTGATAATATATTTTCATTTGTTAATGTGAACCCTAATCCTGATTGTTTGTCACCATCTTTAAATATAGAGTCTCCTAAATTTTTAAGATAATATATTGAAATAGATTGAAGCTCATTTAATTCTGCTTGTTGTAATGGTCTATCAGGATTAAATAAGACTCTGGTTCTATTTTGAGATGGTTCGAATCTATCTAGGTAAGGGGATACTTTAAAATTTACGACCATTCAATATGCTTCCTTTCTTATTAAACTTCAATAATACATCTTTCTTTAGCTGTTGTAGTTTCTGTTCTGTTTTGGAATTGTTTGTTTTCAAAATACATTAAAGTTCCTGTTTCTTTTACTTCACTTGGTAATAGATTAGGTTTACTTACGCCACTATTAGGAACTAAGTCAATAACAAAACCAATTTGTCTATATGTTCCTAATGGTAATTCATTACCTACAACATCTGCTTCAAGATAAACCCACTTAGCTCCTTCATCTTTAGCATTTTCTGTAGTAACTACTACCCAATCTTTATTACCGTAAGATATTTTTTCTTTATCGTCATCTTGTGGTGATTGTGCTGGTCTTACTAATGTTGCTCTATGTGTTTTCTTATATCCAATTATTTCCTGCAATGAAGTCGTTTTCTCGTCTGGTTGTGGTGGGTTAGTTTCACTAGACCATGGTGTTGTACGACCTACTACTAAATAAGTAGAATTAGCTTTACTAACTAAGTATTTTGCTAACTCTACATGTGAATTATACGTTGCTATAGCCATATTTATTATTTCCTTTCGTATTAAGGTTTATCATATTCATAATTAATATAACAGATACTCTAGTTGTATCTTCTACATAATTATATCACAAATTAGTAAAAAATACAACTAAAGATTTAAATTTTATTTAATTTCTACTAAACTTATTTTATTAATCTTAAGTGCTTCATTTATATTAGCATCTGTATATATTTTTACAGATTCATTTTTTCTAATAGAAGTTGTTTTAGCTGTAAATTCTTTTTCCAATAATCCTTGTGATTTGTCAATCTCTGCTGGATAGAATACTACTTCACTCATACCTGTGTTTGTATTTACAACGTTAACTGTTGTTACTTCTGGTGATAATTCTCCTAAAATAGTTACTTTATATTTATGTCCGCTTATAATAGGTTGCTCTAGCTCATATTTAGCTCCGTTTGTATAAGATACTATCTGAGGTATATTACTATCTTTCAATATATTTACATTTTCTTCAGGTATTAAACTTACCTCAGTTTTAAAGAAATTAACTTTAGGATTATTATCTACATAGTAACTTGAATCTGTGAATTGATGATTTGCTAATTCATCTAATGTTCGAGATGAACCTAATCTTAAATCTTCTACGTATTTAAGATTAGAGTAATTAATATCATCTAATGAAGTGTATGTTTTTACATCTAATGTAGTAGATTTAAGTATTTCTCCACTTGATGAATCTATAATACCATTATCTGTGTCATTAATAATTTTTAAGGTATCCATTTTTACAGAATATTCAGTGTCTATGTTAGTCCACAATGCATTAAAGTAACTCTTAGGCATTGAACTTACCATTTTAGATGCATCAGTTAAATCTTCTAAAAGTATGTTATTTATTGAGCTTAATATAACGTCAGACATTGGTGTTAATTCTGAATAGTTTACAAATCTAAGCCCATATAAATCTACAACTTTATTAACTACAGTAGTATTAACTTCTTCGTCTTTTGAATAATTTATCTTAGCTACTTTTTCCCAAGATTTACCATCTTCAGAAATCATAATATATAAATCTGGTATAGGATTATATGGTATTTCAATTTTAAAATCTTTTAAGTCTGTTCTAACTCCATTGAATTTATATACTTTTTCTATGATATTATCCTTATTTATATCTTTTATTTCTCCATGTATATATCCTTCTTCAATAGTAGAATAGTTAGTAATTTTTATATAGTTTTCTATAGATTTTATATACTCGTCAACTGACTTATCATTAACTAAGTAATTAGAATTACCGTAAACTTCTTCATGATTTAAATCTGTATCCTTATTATCTGTTACTTTTATATACTGTATTTTTTTATATGATGGTCTAGATATAATATCTCCATTAGTAGGACTAAACACCTTATATGCTTCTACATAAAACATATCATAAAACTCATTATACATACTTATAATAGGAGTATAAGGATGTATTGTATAGACTCCTGTTTCATAATGATAAAATACCATATCTAAATAATTTATGTCAAGTGTTACTTCATCATCGTAACCATAAACTTGTATTCTAGTAAACATATTCAAATCATCATTTAAATAATCATTTAAATACCCTATATTAAAATCATAATCCTTTTCATAAAAAGAAACAGAATTATAATTTATTGTGTTCCATCTATTTCTATCAAAATCATATATTTGTAAAACAATATTAATATATTCATCTGGAGGTAATAGCGCTTTTAAAGTTAGTTTGAAATCAACTTGACCTATATAATCAGATATTTCTCTTTTAGTTTTGTTTAATAGTACAGGTTTTGTTTTGAGTAAATACTCTCTTATATTAAAATTATTATAAATATACTCTATACC